CACAAGAAGACTGGTGGAAAGTATCGTTCACAGTATGTTGAAGGTGTTGAGCAGGTTGATGAAGAAAAGAAAAAACTTCCTTATCTGAAGATGTTCCGCAAGGCAGGAAATCTTGGTCGTGATGGTAGTCCTGAAGCGATGGAAAGATCGAAAAAGATTACCAAAGTTATGAATGATGATGCTAAAAGAAGAGCAGATCATAGAGAAAGAGATGATGCTGCTAAAGAAGCAAAGAAAATGAGCAAAGAAGAAGTTGAGATTGATGAAAAACTCAACATGAAGAAAGAAAAGATGGGTGATGTCATCAAAGACTTCTATAAGTCTGATGCTCCTCAGTTCAAGGGTAAGTCAAAAGAAAAGCGTCGCCAAATGGCAATTGCTGCTAAATTGACTGCTGAGCGTGGTGGTAGAAAACTTGGTGAGGGTGCAACTGAAGCACCAATTTCACCTCAAGAACTTGCTCTCCAGAAGAGAAAGACAATGATTGATCAAATGATTGCTAAGAAGAGGCAGCAAGCACTTCAAAAGCAGAAGCAAGTCTGATATATAGATTGTATACTTGAGGTTCATCATGCTCTCTTTTTTACTTCCACTGGCATCAAAGGTAATCACTGATGCTGTTGCCAAAGTTCCTGATAACGAGGAACTGGGCGAAAAACTGATCGAAATTTGCCTGGTAATTCTTGGCAAAGCAGTTAAACTGACTAAGACAGAAATGGACGATCAATTGCTTGAAGTTGTATCTAAAGCAATCAGAGCAAGAGAAGAAGTCAACTGAAAGGTTGAGTTTCTAAACCGGTACAAAAACAAAAGGAGACTAAAGTTTTAAGGTCTCCTTTTTTTATAAATATCTTATAGCAAACAAGTTTTTACAGTAGGTAGAAAGACATGGCACTTTGGGGAAATAACGATGCCGTTGGTTCAGGCGGAACAGTATCTTTAAATTATGGAACTGGTGTTGTAACTGGTTCTGGCACAACTTTTGGAGAAACTGGAGCTGCTCAAGAAGGTGATGTAATTCGTTTTGGCGATCGTGCTGGAACATATTTTGGAGACGCCGTAATTGTCTCAATTGCAAGCACAATTTCATTGACGATTGGATCTACCGCTGGATTGAGTGGTGCTGCAATTGCTGCCACATCATTCAATGTAAGTCAACTTCCTAAGTATACTGTTCTTGATAGTTCATATAGTGAAGTAAATGCAGCTTCTGCGTCATATTCTGCAGTTAAGAGAACTAGAACGAGCCAAATTGGATATGGTGGCACCACTCATATTCCTCTTGTTTCTACTGATGATATTCTCGTTGGTGATACCATTGAAGGTCCAACTTGGAATGCAATTAATGTTTCAGCAGTTGGAGTTGGAACATATGGCGCATTTGTAACTCTTGGTAGTGCAATTGGTGCAGCAGCAACTGTCAGTGCAGGTGCTGCTATTACAGTTTCAAGAGAACAAGGTGGATATGACAAATATGCATACGGAGTTGCGGCTGCTGGAGTAGCAGCAGCATCTGGAACTCAGTTTGAAACTGGTGTAGGTTGGGTGGGTGTAACCACTTATAGAGATAGTTCTGGAAGTCTTAGAGTCAAGAAAGAAATTCTGGTTGCTATGTCTGGCATTACCACTGGCAATACACCTGCATATCCTCCTGCTGTTTGATTAGTATATGATTTTTCATGAGTTGAGCGAAGAAAATTTTCTTCTTTTTGCTATTAAAAATTATGAAAACCCTCAGGCAGTATCGAGAGAAGATTTTGATAGAGATCTAAATCATTTTAAATATATCAAAAGATTATTGAAACGATACATTAATAAAGGTGAGTTAAAAATTCACCTTCTTATGAATCATTTTATTATTCTTTATAATATTTTTGGTGAAGCAACAACTCCAATGTTGTTTTTTAAGATTGAAAAGGATTTATGGTCTCCAATGAAAACATTTGTTGTTTTTTTGAATAAACTTCCGGAATATCCAAAATGTTATATTCATGATATTGAAATTGATAAAAGATGTTTAGAAGAACTTCAGCAAATTTCAAATGGAAAATAAAGGACTTGAAAAGATTATAAACATTATTCGTGGCAATCTTTATGAGCAACCAACTAACAATGTTGGTGATGGAAAAATTGCTGGAACTGTTGAAGCTGGAGATGATCCACCAGTAAGAAAAAGAAAGAGAAATAGATACATCTATATGAAGGGTGTAAGAAAACTCTGGAAACCCGAAAATGGCGGAGCAAATTAAAGTTGCAGTTCTAGAAGAAAGATTGCAGAACTTTGAGTCGGTTGTCTCTAAGTTAGATGCTGCTATTGAAAAGATTGCTGAGGTAAATAATAATGTGTCGCGGATGCTTGCCGTCCATGAAGAAAGAATCAGTAAACAAGAAGAAATCGACTCAATATTGTTTGATAAAATCGACAAACTACGTGATAAAATGGACAGCGATCATGACAGCGTTACTAAACGATTATCAGTACTGGAACGAAAACTTTGGGTTGGTATCGGAGTATTGGGAGCAGTTGTAGCACTGTCCAACCCCCAAGCAATTAGAACTCTTAAACCGTTGTTATCCTCATCTGGAAATGCTATAATGGCTCCAGCGATAGCTTTTGTGAATGGATCACGTTGATTCCAAATTTATTGGACTTTTATCTCCACGACTAGAAAAATTCAAGAGGGTAAAAGCGGATCTTTATAATTTTCGTTGTCCTATTTGTGGCGATTCGCAGAAGAATAAAAACAAGACTAGAGGATACTTATATTCAGTAAAGACAAATACTAACTTTAAGTGTCATAATTGTGGCACGTCAATGTCATTTAATAACTTTCTTAAAAAAGTTGATCCTGCTGTCCATAAGCAATACTCACTTGAGAAATTTAAAGAAGGACATACTGGAAGAAATTTTGTCGTAGACGAACCAAAGTTTAATTTTGAATCTCCAAAATTTAATCAAAAATTAGATCTACCAAAAGCGTCTAAAGATCCAACTGCTAGTGGATATTTGACGGGAAGAAAGATAAATCCAGATAAATTTTACTTTGCAAAAGAATTTAAAAAATTTGTAAACAGCAAAAAACAAACTTTTGATGATACAAAGCATGATGAACCAAGAATTATCATACCTTTGTTTTACAATCAAAACTTAGTTGGTATTCAAGGAAGAACTTTAGACTTTAATAATCCAAAGTCTGTTAAATATATCACTGTGATGTTTATTGATGGAGCACCAAAAATCTATGGACTTGATACAATCAGAAGAGAGTCTACAGTCTATGTTACAGAAGGGCCATTCGACAGCACATTCATTCCAAATTCGGTTGCTATGTGCGGAGCTGATGCTGATATTAGTAAGTGGGGGATTAGCGATCCTGTGTGGATCTACGATAACGAACCACGCAATAGAGAAATCCTTCAACGAATCGACAAAACAATCGATGCTGGTGAAAAAATCGTTATTTGGCCATCTGGAATAATCGAAAAAGACATTAATGATATGGTTGTATCTGGACTAGATGTACAGTCTGTGATAGAATCAAATACATATTCTGGATTAGAAGCAAAACTTAAATTTAACACCTGGAAAAAAATATGAGCAACGGTTTAAAAGTTACAAAGAGAAACGGTAACATTGAAAAACTTGATCTAGACAAAATGCATTTGATGGTTGAGGAAGCAACCAAAGGACTTGCAGGTGTGTCTGCGAGTCAAGTCGAGATGAAGTCTGGTATTCAGTTTTATGACGGAATTACCACTGCTGAGATTCAAGAAATTCTAATCCGTAGTGCTAGTGATCTAATTGATTTGGATCATCCTAACTATCAGTTCGTGGCAGCACGACTCTTGCTCTTTGCACTGCGAAAAAATCTTTACGGAAAGATGAGAGAACTTCCTCATCTGGAACAACATATCTATGTTTGTGTGAATCAGGAAGTTTATGATTCAGAAATCTTTATCAAATATTCAAAGGAAGAAATCGATAAGGTAAATAGTTTTATTGATCATGATCGTGACTTCTTGTTTACTTATGCTGGTCTTCGTCAGGTAGTTGATAAGTATCTGGTTCAGGATCGAAGTGGTGGTGGAGTATATGAAACTCCACAGTTCATGTACATGATGATTGCTCTGACTATTTTTGCAGAATATCCTAAAGAGAAAAGACTCGATTATGTCAGAAGGTACTACAACGCAATCAGCAAGCACAAAATCAACATCCCAACGCCAATCATGGCAGGAGTTAGAACACCACTCCGTCAATTTGCATCTTGTGTTCTCGTTGATGTTGATGACACCCTCGATAGTATCTTTAGCAGCGATATGGCTATTGGCAAATACGTTGCACAAAGGGCTGGTATCGGTATCAACGCAGGCAGAATCCGTGGCATCAACGCTAAGATCCGAGGTGGAGAGGTACAACATACAGGCGTTGTCCCCTTCCTTAAGAAGTTTGAAGCAACTGTCCGATGCTGCACACAAAACGGTATCAGAGGTGGTTCTGCTACAGTTCACTTTCCTATCTGGCACCAAGAGATAGAAGATATTTTAGTACTGAAAAATAATAAAGGAACTGAAGATAATCGTGTTCGTAAACTAGACTACTCAATCCAAATCAGCAAACTGTTCTATGAACGATTCATCCAAGATGGAGAGATCTCCCTCTTCTCTCCACACGACGTTCCTGGTTTGTATGATGCTTTTGGCACTGATAGATTTGACGAGTTGTATGTGGGTTATGAACGAGATTCATCTGTTTCAAGAAAAACTGTCGGAGCTCAGGAACTCATTCTGGATCTCCTGAAAGAAAGAGCAGAGACTGGTCGTATCTACATTATGAATATCGATCACTGCAACTCTCACTCGTCCTTTAAGGACAAAGTGAACATGAGTAACTTGTGTCAGGAAATCACTCTCCCAACAGATCCTATTCAACATATTGATGATGAAATAGGTGAAATTGCTCTGTGCATTCTTTCTGCAATCAACGTCGGAAAAGTTAAGTCTGATGAGGAACTTGAAGAACTTTGCGATCTTTCTGTTCGTGGACTTGATGAACTGATTGACTATCAGAAATACCCCGTAAAGGCAGCCGAAATCGCCACCAAGGCGCGTCGTTCTCTTGGAATAGGATTTATTGGGTTAGCACACTATTTGGCTAAACTTGGATTCGATTATGGAGATCAGGAAGCATGGGATGCTGTTCATGGACTTTCTGAATCTTTCCAGTTCTATCTTTTGAAAGCATCCAATCAACTTGCAAAAGAGAAAGGATATTGCGAATACTTTGGACGCACCAAGTATGCCGATGGTATTCTGCCGATTGATACATACAAGAAGGATGTAGATGAAATTACTTCGGTAGGGTTGGAACATGATTGGGAAGCTCTTAGAGCATCTATCTTGGAGCATGGACTCCGACACAGCACACTGTCCGCACAAATGCCTTCAGAGAGCAGTTCCGTTGTGTCAAACGCAACCAATGGAATCGAACCACCTAGAGGATACCTGTCCATTAAAAAATCGAAGAAAGGGCCTCTTAAGCAAATTGTTCCGCAGTACTCTTCCTTGAAGAATAATTACACCCTTTTGTGGGAAATGCCTGACAATAAGGGGTACATACATGTAGTGTCTGTGATGCAAAAATTCTTCGATCAGGCGATATCTGGTAATTGGAGTTACAATCCAGAGAATTATCCTGACAATGAAGTACCAGTTTCAGTTATGGCAAATGACTTTTTGACTACATACAAATACGGGTGGAAAACTTCTTACTACCAAAACACTTACGACATTAAGACTGATGAGGTAGAAGAAGAGAAACCCAATCTTCATAATTTATTAGATGAGCTAAGTAACGCCGAGGAGGGAGAGTGTGAATCCTGTGCAGTTTAAAATTTCTTCTACAGATATGCCAATTACAGAAGTTAAGGGCATGACTGTTTTCAATACTGAACAAGTTAATACTAAAAAGCAACCGATGTTTTTCGGTAAACCTCTGGGAATCCAGAGATACGATTCGTACAAATATCCCATCTTCGACAAACTTACAACCCAACAATTAAGTTACTTCTGGAGACCTGAAGAGGTTTCTCTACAGAAGGACAGGGGTGATTATCAAACACTACGTCCTGAGCAGAAGCACATTTATACTTCTAATCTGAAGTATCAGATTATGCTTGATTCTGTTCAGGGACGTGGGCCTGGCATGGCATTCATTCCATACTGCTCACTTCCTGAGTTGGAAGCATGTATGGAAGTCTGGGGATTTATGGAGATGATCCATAGTCGCTCTTATACTTACATCATTAAAAACGTCTATTCAGATCCTTCCGAGGTATTTGATAAGATTGTCCGTGACGAGCGTATTCTAGAACGTGCTAGCAGCGTTACAGAGTCATATGATGACTTCATTAATAGTGCTCATCATTATGATAATTCCAATGATTGGCAACATGCGTTAGAAAAAGTTCCAACAGCACAACAATCAAGATATGAACTCAAACGAAAGCTCTACCGAGCAGTCGCAAACGTTAACATTCTTGAAGGTATTCGGTTCTACGTTAGTTTTGCTTGTAGTTTCGCCTTTGGTGAACTTAAGCTTATGGAAGGATCCGCTAAGATCATCTCTCTTATCGCAAGAGACGAAAACCAACACCTAGCAATTACTCAGAATATTCTGAACAAGTGGAAAGCGGGTGATGATCCTGAAATGAAACAAATTGCAAAAGAGGAAGAAGAGTGGACATATAAGATGTTCGATCGTGCTGTAAACGAAGAAAAGAGATGGGCAGATTATCTGTTCAAAGATGGCAGTATGATCGGACTCAATGACAAACTTCTTCAACAATATGTTGAATGGATAGCAAATAGAAGACTGAAAGCAATTGGGTTAAAGCCCCAATACGATATTGCAGCAAATAACAACCCACTCCCCTGGACACAGCACTGGATCTCCTCTAAAGGACTTCAGGTGGCTCCACAAGAGACAGAGGTTGAATCATATATTGTCGGTGGCATTAAACAAGATGTCAGTAAAGACACATTTAGTGGATTCAAACTTTGATAGATAGGGGAGGTAATACTCCCCTTTTTTATTGTGTCAAAAAATCAACTGAAGAAAGACGAATTTAGAATTCGTGTGTTAAAATTAAAAGCGCAGTTACAAGATGATCCTACTTGGTATTCTAACCCCAAGGACATTGCTCATAAATACCTGAACAAGGTTCTTGATATGATTGATGAGTACAGGTATTGATTATGAAAACCCCTGGATGTATAATGAAGTTGCTTTTACCAGTGATGATATTGGGGACAACTATGGTTTTGTTTATCTCATTACCAATCTCACCAACGGACGAGCGTACATTGGGAGAAAGTATTTTTGGAGT